TTTTTTCTTGTATTTTCCTCTCTATGAATTGTAACAAAAATATAACCACTTTTGTCTATATTTACGACATCTTGTGCTAAAAAACTTTCATACATCAAGTCACCGACCACGTGCACCTTACCACCGACATGACCTAAATTATCTTTGTCTCTTTGAGTTAAACAATATAAATAATTAGAAGCCTCATCAACCAATCGTCTAATTTTTTCCTCTGGCATATTTAAATTTTTACTTCTAAGTCCAGCCTCAATATGATGTAATTTTTTATCGTTAAAAACTGTTGAAAGTGCACCGGCTAAAGTGGTTAAGGTGTCACCATAGACTACTACATCGGTGTAGTTATCTATGACCGAGGATATGTCACTAACCATGTCTGATATCATCTTTGGATATGATTTATTGTTATTGTTAAACTGAAACTTTGGTGGTTTTATATTAAGCTCTGTGAAGAAATCAGATGACATCGAATCATCATAATGTTGGCCTGTGTGTAGAACATCAAAATTTAATCCTCGTCTGTCAAACTCCCTAACCAGTGGTGCTAGTTTCATGTATTGTGGTCTTGCACCTACAATATGCAAAAACATTATACCTCAACCCTATCAATAATATTTTGAAATCTTTTCATTAGTCGTACTTCATGTCTGTGACTCATCCTTCTCATGGGTTTTGATTTAGTCGTGCTTAATTCCTCTAATGTGGCAGATTTAACATCCTCAATTGAATCTACTAGCATATCAATTTCCAATTCATATTGTCTTTGTGCTACACTATGAAATGTGTCCCAAGAATATAATGGAACAAACTCTCGTCTAATTAATTTACCAGCATCACACTCTTCTGATATAATGTGAGTGGTTACTCCGATTGGATCTCCATAATATATTGCCCATTTGAGAGAATCCAAACCTCTAACATATGGTAAGTAAGCTGGATGTGAGTTTATAACTCTTTCGCTGTTAACCACATCCGATGGTAATATACCGGCACCACCGATTAAAATCCATTCATTTTTTAAATTACTTAAATCATCGACTTCGATTTTATTAAAATTATAATTTAACTTTTTACACAAATCAAATGGTTCTATATCTAGTATATTGAACTTACGATGTGGTATTAAAGGTTTAAAATTCTTTCTCTCTACCCAAGGCGTGGCTAAGACATTTACATCATCGTATCCATTTACTTTAAGTCTAAAAAGTAAATCTTGAGTTTTTCTATGAGGTGCATCATATGTTAAAACTGTTATCATAGTATTTCCTTTACTTTATTTATAAAAATTTCTGTTGATTTAAAGTCCAATCCACCCTCTATTGCATCAACTATGAATTCATCGTGTCTTGAATCTCTCATCATATCATTTATTTTATCTTTTATTTTTTGTTTATTTAGCGCTACCAATCCTTTAAACTTACCAAAATTACCTAATTGACCACTACCTTTGATTAGTATCGTGGGTATGCCAAGTTGGATAGGTTTGTAAGCTAAAGTTGATGGCGCACTTATAATCAACTTACTTTCAGCTATTAAATTATCAATTTTTTCATAATCACATAAAACTTCATAATTGAGTTCTTTAGGTAAAATATTATTTAAATACTCACTATTTCTTTTATGTGCACCGATACCTTCATCAGCTCTACTTTTTAACTTAAAAATTATTGGAAGATTAAATTTTTTCTGTATTGCTACAAAATCCAACTCTTCAACAAAGTCTTTGTTTAACACGACCGGAAATTCACAACTTCTATTACCTAAAAAATTAACGATTACCAAAATATGTTTTTTATTTAAATTTTTGTATGACTTCAAACAATCATTTGATGGTATACCTATTGGGATCGAGACATTCGAGGTCACATCTGATTTACCCATAACAAAACAGTAATCTAAAACAGAGCCAAATGATTTTTTTATAAACTCAAAATTATTCCATAATTCCCCAGCTCCATGATAGCAACCAATCATTAGGCAATTTTTTTTATTGTAAATATCTTTTAAGTTTGTTTTTGGTGTATCTCTATTATCATCTGAAATTATTAATTTATATTCACCATAGTCTAAATCATCTCTATTCTCTGTTATCTTGTTAAAATAATCACCATATTCTTTAAAAAAATTATCTCTTAGGTCTTTATCTCCAGGCCAAACATGTTTACTACTCATTTGATAAACTCATAATCATTTTTAAGTTTAGGCACCACCGGTAAAATCCTTTCACAAACTCTGTATTGTGACATTACGAACAGTATCTTCATAACACCTCATAATATCCACCAATGCCGAATGGAGTCTTAGTATTTATAGTTAGATGATTGCTTTCGACATATCTAGACTTTCTTATCACTCTAAAATCAAAACTAACTCTCGTAACTGAGGTTATATTTTGTTTATTACCATGAGTTAATTTACTAGCACTCCACTCTACACACTCACCATAGTCAGCTCTTATCTCTCTGTAATCACCCAAGTCCTCTTCTGTCTCTGCCCATATTGTATTCGTCCCATAAGCTTTTGTCAAGGGTAAAAAATAATTTATCTCTTGTACTTTGTTAGCCCACTCTTCATCACGATAATGTTTGTCTTTGTGAAACTCACCAACTGCTATATTTCCAGGTAAATGAACCCTAAATGTTGGTATCTTTTGGTAAACTATTTGTTCATTAAATCTTGGTTTAATTACATCATTTAAAAAATCAACATATACCTCATCAAAACTACTATCTTCTCTAATGTTTTTGTAAAAACATTTATGCCATATTGTTGATTGGTCATTTTTTCTCTCAAACAAATCATAACTTTTTTCATAATGTAAAGTTGATAAACCACCCATTGGTAAAATACCCTCTTGTTCAAACCAATATTCAATTATTTGTTTAAAACAATATGTCTCGGCCTCATAATTTATCTTTATCATATATACTCCACACCATTGATTAAATTTATACCCAAAGGATATTGTCTTTGAGATATTAATGTTTTTGAATATCTAGGTGTTATGTCCATAGGTCCACATTGAGTTCCTATGTTGACTTTTGCTTTTGACTTAATATAAAGTTGAATTCTTAAGTTAATATGTCTGACATCTAAAACATTGTTTATGAAACTGAACTCTGTTTTACTTAATGGTTCGTGTGTCCAATAAAAATATGGCAAATCATAATCACTTAAAGCCTTAGTAATGGAGGATTTATCTTTTTCATAGCTATTCTTATTATATTTTCCTAATAAAGTGCCAAACCTATCAGATATTAATAAAAAACCAAAATCACCTTTTACATGATTATCAATTATATCGTCCCCTAATTTTTTTTCTTCATCTGTCCAATAAATTTCAGGTTGACAATCATTAGTCTCCTCATCTGTAAATTGCCAAAACTTAAGTATTTGTTTTACCAATGGTACATCTACATTATTTTTATCATAGATACGATAATGGTCATGAAACACTTCACCATCGTATTCATCAACAAAACTGTCTACATATGGATTATTATCATAGGATACATGAACATTGTTATGATGTTTACCAAATATTCTTTTTAAAAGTTTTTTAGATGGGACATTCACCTTACAGTTAGGATACTTTTCTTTTAATAAACGAGGCATGGCAGATATAATTCCCCAATCACCTGTTCCAGCACATGTCCTCATAATCATAAAATTCTGACCATCTAAATATTCATCTGGTATAAACAATCCCTCTGATTTTTCAAAACCGAGATTATCTGTCTCTTCAATATGATATAATTTATTATCTAGTATTCTATAAAATATCATGTTTTTATATTACTTATTTCTTCATTATAAAATTTATTTTGCTCTATCTGTCTTTCTATTGTTTTTGGATGAATGATAGAATACTTTTGTTCTGTAGGTAAATGGGCATAAGTTTGAAAACCCACCACTTGTTCATGCACAGGTTTTTCCCAACGAATATTTGGTCGATTACGAAAGATACGACCTTGCCAATCAGGATAGTTTATCCATCCCTTATCATTAATTTGATATCCATACATTCTACAATGTTGCTCTGTTATACCGTCTACAGTATTTATTCTTGGAACATAAATTAAATCAACTTCATTACCCTCAAGTATCTCGTGTATATCTTTCATGAACCAATGAGATATCATTTCATCAGCATCCAAATTAAAACTATAATCACCAGAACACATATTCTTAAGATAATTTTTTTGAGAAGCAAAGTCACGGACTAAATTTCTTTGTTGAAAAATAACATTTTCGGTTGATACATAGAAGTCTAATATTTGTTTAGTCTTCTCATTATCAGAGTAATCATCCAATATAACAATTTCGTCTTGTGTTTGTTTGTGTTTAACTAAGAATTCTAATAACTTTTGTAAGGTGTCGGTTTCATTATGAACCAACATCGAGTAACTAATTTTCATTTTATAAATTGTGTATTTATTTGTGTAACTTTCATTGAAGACAATTTACTTAGTTTATAAGCTCTATATGCCTCTTTAAAAAATTTATCGGATGATATGACATCACCATAAAACCTTTTTGTTGACATGGCTGATCTTTTTTTCGGATTAGAAATCTGAATCCTAAAATACTCTTCAGACAAATTAATTAGATTTTCAACTTCATCTAATTTTGTTTTTTTAAAGTCAATTACCTGAAATAATTTTTTTAACTTTGTTGCATTAAGATAATTTAAGTTTAAACCCTCAATATTATTGTTGTCTTTGTTTTGATGTAAAAAAAGTAAAATAGGACGAGGATCCATAACACCTCTTTCAGCATAATTAAATGTAACAATCATACCAGGTATCAACCTACGAGGGGGGATAGTTTGAATAGATTTAATTATTCGTCTGTTGTTGTATCGCCTTGCCAAGAGCTTTCTCCAATTTTTCTACCATTTTAAAAGCATCAGAAAATAGTGGAACTACTACTTCTGTTTTAGGATCTTGATGAGCAAATATTCTCCATTTTAACTGACTATTATCAACCATAGGGACAACATTATAATTTTCTGTAGTAAATACTGATGGTGCCCAATATCTACCCTTGTCTGTTTCAACACACACATCTTTGAAATCTTCAGGAAAAGGTTGAATGTGAGTTTTCATATTGTTATTTGAAGCAAATCCACAAGCCAAACATTGCATATTTTGTTCATCATCTCCCAATAAAACCATAGACTCCATTACATCACCACCAACTATGGAACATTCTGAGCCATCGTTTGGACAATTTACTTTTAGCATAAAACTGTCGTCCATCAGGTGACCTTTTTTAACTTTGGTAGTTTCAATTTAGTTGGTTTAGAATTATTGTTTGATGTTTTTTTCAATTTCGGTAAATTTAAATTTACAGATTGCGGCATCTGTTTAAAAACTTCATCCAATATTTTATTAAACTCCGCTGCCATGGCATTCAAAGAAAACTCTCTTCTGTTTTTTTTACCTAAACGTCTGGCTTTTTTTTGTATTAGTTTTCTTTTCTTATGAAAAGTTCTAATCTTTCTAACTACATCAGCCGGATTTACATCAAACCAACTTGATTGTTCTAAAATGATTGGTTTCCAAACAGCAGACTTCGGAACTTCTTTTAGAAATCCATCTATTAACATGGATTCGGAATCTGTGAGAAAGTCAAGATGACCACTCCATTTGGTAGCAATCACAGGTAAGTCACAACAACTAGCTTCTAACATTGGTCTTCCAAATCCTTCACCATGAGTACAAGTAATAAAAGCACCAATCTTTGGATGATTATAAAGTGTTGACATTTCATCAATAGTAAAATCACCGTGTATTAAATAAATATTCGGTAAATCAACCCCCTTAAACATATCCTTAACTTGTTGTATTTTCTTTTTGGTATCATGTCGGTC